GGCAGGGCCTCTATATACTCGATATGCTGTTCTCTCTCGCCCTGCTTACTATGCTACTTCCTATAAGTGTAGTCCTCGGCCCCTCACAACCAATAAGCTTTTTTGTTCTCTACGTTTACGTAAGAAAAATGCTTATGTGCTTTTGTGTTCTTTAGTTGCGCTCCCGATTTGCTTGGGCAAGGTACAACAGAAAATCTACAAAGTCAAGTGGCTGTGGAAAAAAAATTGTAACCCGCAAAGACTTAATAGACAGCCTTCTAAACGATGTTTTGCTGGTTTTTGAAAAATCAAGCCCGCTAGAAACCTTAAAAAAACGTCAGCAATACAGAGATCGGGGATAATATAGATGTATACACGCCTCACGCACGCAACCGAAACGCATCCGTGAACCCCCGTGGGTGCAATACGCGCACGATTCGCGCATAGATTTCAGCTTTATTCAATCCGCCTTAACCCTTTGAGTATTAGTGATTTATCCACCGTTGATTCTATCGACAGTGTAAACGCTGAGAGGTAACTAGCTGAGACTGAGGTAAGGACAGTCCCTTGGCTCTCCTACTACGTCAAGCCCACACCTCACGTACGGGTACGCATACACCTAGCGCACACATACTCGTGCATCCCCGCACATACGCACACATGCTCGCGCTCGCTCGCTTGTGCACACACGCATCTGGGCGGGCATACGCACACACCCGCACATGTACCCGCGCCTGTGCTGGCATGCGATCACGTACACGCGCACATGTACACACGTACACGCACATGCGTAAAGACTTTCCTTATTTAGAATGAATATAAACAAGGGTTGTATCTCGTTGGTTGTTAGCCAGTTACAAATGGGATTCAATTTTGTTGTCGAAATATGGAGAAGTTTTTTGTACCTTTACCAAAGTTGGCAACGCAGCTGACTATCAAAATCTCTAGTGATGAGCACATACACTCCCACACACTGCCCAGAGACGGGCTTCTAAGCCCAAGCGTAAGCCGAAGGCTTCGAAAGCGAAGCTTAAAGCCAAAACCATTCGGAAGCCCAAGCGCAGCTCGAATGCAGGCTTGGAGCAGGCACAAGCACGAGGCGGTGTGGGTGTCGGCACTCCCGCAAAGACGAAAGTTGTTCACGCCATCACCGAAGGTGATGCTCAACCGTTCGAGCCGCGTAAGGCTGTCGTCGTCACTCCCTCACCTGCCAAGCGAGCGGCTGTGAAGGAAGTGTTTACACTTCTCGACGGTGAAACCCCTCAGGAAGCTATCCGCCGCCAGCGTATACTCGCTGAGCAGGAGCGGTGCGCACTTGAAGCGGAGGCGCTGATGAGCGGAGCCCCTGAAGTATTCTAAACAACCCCTTTAGGGGTTACAAATCAGATTTGGTTTTTCGGAACCAATGCCGTACCTTTACCAAGCCGATGGCAATTCAGCTATCGCATTCTAAATCTCTCTGTCATGCAATCATGCAAGCAAGCGGCTGTAAATAGCCTGTACTACGACGTACAACTCGACATTCAAACCATAGGTTTCGATGCTGTCCGTGCCACCCACGAATGGGACACACTCACCAACGACGAGCAGATGACGCTCGAAGACCTAGTGAACACTCTGTAAGAGTGTGACTGTGACACCTATGCAGGAACACCCTGCTTAATGGGGCTTTAGAAAAGACCGCCCCAAGGTGTCCTTTACAAGCGGTTGCCTGATGGGGGCTACCATAGCAGGGTTCGACTCCCTGAACCGCTCTAATATCAAAAACGATGTGTCGTGAGCAAGCTACTCATGAGGGGCATAGCCCGCAAGCCGTATAGTGTAACTGGATAGCACACCCGCGTTAAGGATGTAGTACACATCTACGATGGAGGAGCAGGTTCGAATCCTGTCTATGGCTCTAATTTTCAAAATCTCAAAACGATGTTAAACCCTTTTCTCGACTGCACAATAGAAGAAATCATAGATGCCTATGAGTACTTCCATGACATCCGCGACTACAAAGGATGCCAACTAGTTGGTACTGCCTTTGCTGCATGCACAATCTTAAACCCCCAAGCCCTAAGCTAAATGACACACGAACAGAAAGAAGCCCACATAAAGCGAGTTACACGGAGCATCATGATGGGTGCTAGTAGGTACTCCCGCGATGGGCTAACCATTGAAAACCTACCTGCTCCACAGAGGGCAGGGACGATGACACAAGGCGAGACATACGCTAAGATGACGGCGCGTAAACTAGTCGAAAACATTCAAAATAAGTAAAATGAAAACGAAATTCACCAACACACGAGTAATCCGCGTAGGATCGCAGGTGTTACACAGAGGAGGCTTCGGTCGGGACTCTCAGAGCGTAGCAGGCGTAATTGCCATCGAGCAGACGAAGCACTACCGCGAGAAGTACGGGGCGGAGGTAGATGAAGTGAGCATGGGTGACAACTACGTACTCACACTAGACAACGGACACTGGTGTTACTCAGACCAAGTGGATGGAGTAGTAATCCCTTCAGAATCAGCAGCTTAGAAATTAAATTTGGAAATAGGAAAACTATGCCTTATCTTTGTATCGGCAATGTTGCCAACTCAAAATCTCTCTCTCATGAAATATGCTAACGGTTACCTACCTAAGATTGCCTACCACATGGTAGTCACTCAAGACCAATCCAAGGTCGATTACTTCGCCAAGCGTCAACAGCAGACGTATGGTGACCCCACCCCCGAAGATGATGACTTCTTAAGAAGTGAAATCACCCGACTAGTAGCCGAGCAGTTACCAACTGCACGAATGTACCACGTACAAACATGAGCGACATGAAACAATACATCTTCAGCTTCGAAGGGAGCGGATGGAATAGCGTATACGCTACCTCTAAAGAGGAGGCAGTTCAAGCGGCACTCGAAGAGTACAAGCACAGCGCAACACTCAACCCGATACCGAGCAGCTTCTTCCTCCGTGAGAGTAACGAAGAAACCTATCAGTCTCTACTGAGTCTGTTCTACTAACACACATAGCGATGACACGTCCCCTGTGAGGATAGGGTGAGGATGTGTCAACCCAACAGCTGTTCCTTCCACCCGTTACCACGGGATTATGGCAATGAACATGAGGGTTGATGGTGGTTCGATTCCACCCATCGCTACAATTGGACGGTGTTACAAATCACCAGGAAGACCATTACCTGTGTTGTAAGCTATGGGTGACGAGGCTTGCACCGATGGGAGAGAAACCCAAACATCGTCTTTTTTTATTAATTCAAAATCTCTAACACATGAAAGTATACGCAGTCCAAGCACTCAGTTGGTTACTCGACGAGTGCGAAACAGAAATCTACGCTAACAAAAGCGATGCAATGGAAGCATTCAATGACTTGTTAGCCTCGTACCATGACGGGATCGCCAAGGTGCATAGCCAGAGCGAGACACACGTCTACTTCGAAGGCAAGTACGATGAGCAAATCAAGATATTAATTGAAGAAATCGAAGTGATTTCACGAGTAAAAATGAAGTAAAATGATGACAGATAAACAAGCCCTAGCCTTCATGCAGAAGGTAGATGCAAACGCCCCATTTTGGGTGGAGTTGCACGACGAAGACCGACCGACGATGAATATCAACGGCAATGACGTACCGCGATGCCTATACAATCTCATGCTCACCAAGCGTGACATCAGGCTGTATGCAGACCACAACATGAAACCTAACCGACACTGGAAGATAGGCGACGTAAAGAAGTACTTTGGACTCAAGGGTGGCAAGGGTAAAATCAAGGATGCCATCTTCGTAATCCACGACGAGTTTATTGGACGAATAGAAAACCAAGACGATGATACAATTGAAAATGACTGAACAAACCTTTACTGCCGTAGCTGATTGGGCAGAGCGCATCCAAACGATGGCGCAAGAGAACAGCCTTATTAATGCTCAGGATATCGTACACGATGTGTTCGGTATGCTACGAGACGACGAACACTTTATACCACGACTATGAATCCAGACGAACACGAAGACCCAACACCAACCTACACAGGGGAGGTATACATCACTGTCTGTGTACAGATACAAGACATGGAAGCTGACTCCGAAGCCGAGGTTTCTTCGCAAGCCCTGTCAGCCCTAAAGGAATGCCTTAATAATCATCAATCTGTTTTCGCTAACTACGAATCAGAGGTATATGTACAGGAGATAGAGGACTGGGATTTGTATCAATCCAATGCACCTAAAGGCTTCCTAGAGTTAGCAGACGATGCTTATGACCGAGCCAAAGACAATTAAACAATACAACAATGATTAATTACGAGCGACTATACAACGAACTGGTCACTGTGTACGAGAAGACACACGAGGACGATCCCATAAACTACACGCTTATGGACTTGATGGACATCGCCAAAGAGCGATACCATAAATACTTATTTGAAACAGCAGAAAAACTAACGAAAAATGATTAACGACGAAAGCCAACTCACATACACGATAGAGAATTTAATCTCTATCTCACGGATAGAATACGAAGCGACTGATGCCTGCTTCAGCGCATTTAGCGACGAATGGGACAAGGCGATGGACACGCTGACACCCGAAGAGCAGGTCATAGCCATCGGGCTAAAGGACAGCATACGAAGAGACGTGTTCGATGGACTAAACATCTGATTCAGAGTCAGTTAAAAAACAGAAGAAACAACAACACTATGACAAACTTTGAAAAATATATCGGGCATGAATTGCCTCAGGAGTGGATCAATTACATTGACGCACACACAACAGAAGAACTTATGCATCAAGCGGAGAGGCTTAAGTTTGACTCATGGTGTCCCGTTGCCTTGGAAGGTGACTCACCTGAACTGCGAAAGCACTTGAAAGAAGCAAGCGAACTGTTCTTCAAGTACGTTGAGTTTCAGTCAGTTAGAAATTAAATTTGGAATAACGAAAACTATCCCTTATCTTTGTCGAGGTCTATTAGTGAAATAGAATCATATCTCCCTGTCACGGAGAAGTCGAAGGAGCGTAACCTTCATAGACCGCAAACTAAATCTCAATTACAATGAAATTATATGCATCCATACATGGAGTATGTGGACTAGCCGAGAACTACTCCGATACCACAGCAGCCTTCTTTAAGACACTTGACGAAGCGCTCGAACACAAGGCAAGGCTACTCAAGTGGATTACGAAAAGCCCTTTCGAAGAAGTAATCAGTCAGGCGGACGGCTTGGAAGATATCATCGTTATCAATGACGACGAGAGTGAACACGAGATACTCAAGGTTGTAGAAATAAATCCTATGTACGACTCGACTAGCGGGATATACTTCCGTGAATGGTTTGTTTGGGACCAGATGGATAGCGAACCGCACTGTGATGGTTACTTACCATCGGACATGGGGTGTATAAGGACAGCCCTTGAAGCCATTGAATTTCAAGCCCCGCTCCCAGGACGAGGCCGAGCGCGGACGTTTGATCTTGATGTATTCAAAGATTTTTTCAATGACCTATGGTACAACAGCCAATCGATGCTCGACTGTGACGACTTGTGCCTCCACTTCTTCCGAATCCCCAAATTAGAAACACTAAAAAACAATAAATAAAACACAATGGCTAACTACGCAGTATACCGAGTCTACAAAGACTGGAACAAACGCTCTAGAACCCTTATGGATGGGCTCACACGAGAACAAGCACAAGAGATTGTGCGGAACACACCGAGCAACGAGAACAGCATGGTGGTGTTCGATAAGATGAAATAAACACATAAACAAAATCTCATGTACAAAGTTAGATTCCACCTCGGACGAGGTGAACACTTCATGCACTGGCAGTTAAAAGACTTGGAGTCAGGCAAAGTCTCCTACATCCACCCACAAGACAATCAGCTAGCTTTGCTAGGTTGTAAGCTAAGTGTACAGCCAACAGCGGCACAGAAGATTCATGACGGCGCAAACAAGACTGTTTGTGCATGGATAGAGTGCAAAGCTGTCCAGGTCTTGGCGGTCAATAGAATCAAGCCTAACGAAGGTGACTACCGCATCAAGTTTAACCCACGACTCAACCCCGACTGGACTGACGAAACCGACAGCATTGTAAGCGGTCACGAATACGAAATACTTTTTACAAACGACAGAACTCTATGGGTTGTAGGTTGGGAACATGAGTGTGACTTAAACTAACGGCAATGAAATACAAACCTAAAATTCAATCAACAGTACACGTCAACCCACCTAAAAACTTTAACGAGTGGGCGGCGAACCTACACAAACAAATCAATCAGCAGTACAACGCTAAAATTAAATCAAAATGAAAAAACTACAAAGTTGGACTAAGCTAATGGAAACCGACCTTTTAGCTCTTGCGGAAGAGTACAACATAACTATCCTTGATCACGAGGGGCATACGTTTATACCTTTGAGGAAGAAGTTCATGAGTCGGACAGCAAACATGGTACGGAGGTTCAATCGACTACATGGAACCTCCGTGTCTGCAAACGCCGTCGCTGCTAAGTACAAGAGAGTGCGAAACCCTGAGTGGGCTAAGATGAAGAATAACATTCAGAAAGAGAAGTATAGGCAGGCTCGCTTAAACACAAGCGGACTTCTTTATCCCGATAACCCCGTAGAGGTAGCCCCTGAAGCCCCGCCTACACCAAATAGGAGCGGCATCAGCATAGCAGTGGTTAAGCTGTCCCGACTACTGTCGGAAAACAAAATAGACGAAGCTACTTTTAACGAGGCTATTGCTCAGTTTTAAATCAACCCTCATGCACCAACTCACCCATCACCTCAAGCGCATAGCTAATTGGATCGACTGGAACTTCCGTTGGTTCTTTACGAACGGACAGAAACACAAAGACCTAAAGCTTGTCTCCATGCTCTGTACACAGATAGAGTGCATGATAATAGAGGCAAAAGAGCATAAGGTGATGGATGAGGAGGTGGAGAATTGGAAGCAGAGCTATAGGAATATATTTAAGCAGTACGAAAAAAACTTTTACAAATGACCACACTACAAGAGTCCTTCCCCGAACAGCACGATGCCCTAGTAAGGATGGGGGATGCCCAGAAACTATTCACTAGGTTCATGGAAATCCAGCGCATCCGAAAACGTTATGGAAACCCTACAACGCCAATGGCTAACAAGACCTATCACGAAAGACGACTTGACTCCTTGTTTAAAGACGGCGAAAACTATGGATTTTAATTACTATGACCGAAACATCACAGCTATGGGAGTACGTTGTCAACGGACAAACCTTCTACACACCATCAGGTGCATTTGCTTACCAACAAGATCCTAACGCAAACCTCGTATATGAAAAAGAGATTAACTAATATTGAAGCCATTAACCAAGTAAGCTCTATGTCCGACAGAGAGTCCAAACCTTCTGTCGTGGCAAGCATCTTCGCTAAGGAAGACATCATCGAACACGATGTAGACAACTGGGTGCTTATACCTACACACGAACTATTACATCAGTTCAAAGGGTATGCTGTTGAAGCTGTGTCAGGGTACATAGACGAAGCCGAAAGGAACAATGGTCATCTTCGATTCAAAGAAGAGATGTTCGAATTGCACAACAGGAACATGGAATTATTAGATTCCGCTATCGAATACTCACGTATTCATTCAGCAGTTAAGGAGCAGTCAGAACGCTGACGCTTAGGGTGGAGCATGGTGTGCAGGGAGATCCTGTAACGAGGTTTTGGTACGTACATCTTGATGATTATTACCTAATTGAGAACCTTGAGAAACAAATCCACCCTTTTCCTTGACTTTGAACAAACCATTAATTAAATTTACACATGATACAATCCGATGACGAGATAATCAGTGCTTGCATAAGCCAGTTCTATGATGCATTGCGTATGGCAGATACCAAGCGAAGACACAAGGAGCAGGTTAAGGCGCGTAACGCAATTGCCGTCGCTCTCCTTGGTCACTTTAACTCTAAGCAAGTTGCCGCTCACCTCAGCAGAGACAGGTCTACGCTTTCTCATATGGTAAAAAAGCACGAAGACAACATGAGCTATTGGGAGGGGTACAAAGACCGATACCTATTAGCTAAAGAGATAGTCGATTCGCTAACATTTAAGCACGTAGAAGAAACGCGACTAGCGTACTTGGCTGTGCGAAAGCAATTTATCGAGAGCCATATCAGATCAATCCACAGAAACATTGAAATTAAATCCAATCAATTAAATGAGTAATTACAAATTCAAGACCACGAACATACGTGGCAAGCAGTACGTTGAAGTCAACGAACGCATCAAGTTCTTCCGCCAGGAAGAGCAGTACAAAAACTGGAGCCTTATAACAGAGTTCACGATGTTAGACTCGGAACAATGTGTGTGCAAAGCCTCTATCGTAGACGCCTCTAACCGTATTATATCTACGGGTCATGCTCACGAAGTGCAAGGCAGTAGCAACATCAACAAAACTAGCTACGTAGAGAACTGCGAGACATCGGCTATCGGCAGGGCATTAGCTATGTTGGGCATAGGGATCGACACGTCTATCGCTTCGGCTAACGAGGTGTCAGATGCTATCGCTAAACAAGACACTCCGAAGGAGGCTACCGTTGCTGAAGAGGCCAACATAATGGACAAGGCTGTTGCTTACCTCAAGTCGCAGACAGACAAGAAGAAAGCTTTTGAGTCTATCACGTCGAAGTACGGGGAACAGCTTACAGAGAAGCAGAAAGCAGGGCTTAGCAAGTTTGTTCGATGACAGCGGCTGGAACTAAAAAAACAGTAACGTACACCTCAGAAGCATACATGAGGAAGCACAAGATGGAGCGTAATCGTATTAGCAGAAGCGCAAAGAAAATTGTGTGGACTGACGTCTCGATTCCTCCGCCCTGTGATGGCTTGTACTTTACTAAAAACAATGAGCTTAGAGGCGAAGTAGAGCTTACCTCATATGAGCTTCGGAAAGGAATCCCCTATTGGTCTACATCCTTTAAACCCGACTACTGGGGGGTGTCGTCAGAAGAATAATTAACATGAATATATCCGAAAAACTAATGGAGAGGTATGGCAAGTCACACTTGTCGTACTCCTCGCTAAAGAATGCTCTTGGTGATATGGCGCAATTTGATCGCTATATGAAAGGAGAACTTAAATTTAAATCTGACGCCCTTGACTTTGGTACGCTATACGATATGCTGCTGTTTGAACGAGACAAGGCTATGGAGAAGTACACTGTGATGAACAAAGGGCAAATCCTTTCTGAGTGCAGTGAGAAAACAAAGAACTCTAAATCCCCTCACCTAACATCAGAGTACAAGGGAGTCAAATCCCAGATGGAGGAAGCAGCTAAAGAGAAAGGCAACACACTAGTCTCTCAAGAAGATTGGAAGACAGCCAACGACATGATTGACCGCTTAGATTCTTGCGGTTTGATAAACACATACCTCAAGGGCGACTACCAGGTCGGTTTCCTTGAGGAGGTAAACGGTGTGCAAGTGAAAGGGTTTCTCGATTGCTTAGGCGATGGATTTATCAGTGACAGCAAGTCAGCCCGCAGCTCAGAGAAGTTTCGGTATAGCGTGAGGGACTTCTCTTACGACATACAAGCATACATATACACAAAAGTTTTTGGAATAAAAACCTTCTATTGGGTTGTACAAGAGAAAACTTATCCGTACCTTCCTGCCCTCGTAAAGTGTACAGACGAAACCCTATTCGTAGGTGAAATGAAATTCACAGACGCCCTAGGTAGGATAGAAAAATTCCTTAACGAAGACTATAACCCCATGACAGATTATTTGCAATATGAAGTTTAAACGACTAACAACAAACCTAATGCTTATAGGAGCATTCATTTTATTTCATCTTTTATTCACCAATTTTCTCTACACATGAGCGAACAAACAAAGAAGTACGAAAGCGTACTATGCGGTTGGGCCGATGAGCCTAGCTTTAATGACAACGGCGAGCTACTGTCTTGGACATTCCGCCTAAAGGATAATGAACTCAAGGACATCCTTGATCAGTATCTAACAAGACGTGACGAAGAGGGGCGGGGCGGCAACGCACGGTTCAAACTCTTTATGTCTAAGAATGGCAAAGCTTGCCTGAGCGTATGGGATCCTAACAGCGCAGCTGCACAGGAACGCCAGAACACTCAAGCTAAAGCTCCAGATGCAAAGGCTGACGACCTGCCCTTCTAAACCATTCGGTTTTTATGCTTGTTGGGAATGGGGGTTGAGGAATGTAAAGTTCCTCTCCCCCTTTTCTTTCTCCGCTAGCAAAGAAGGCAGAGAGATTACATTCTTTGTACACGTACAAGACCACACAGATAAACATGAGGTATCTCTTCCGCTGTTTAGCGAGGATTACTTAATTTTGTACATCCCTAACAAGGAAGGAGATAACTGCGTGGTTATAGACGGCAAAGATTGCCTCGGACAGCTTACGATTAACTTCAAATGGATAGCCGTTTTCTTAAAAAGAAAATTCAGAATCAATGAACTCCACCACACTGACAACGTATTCCATGACAGCCGACGTGACCTACCTGAAGAACAGGAGGCTTAACGATACCGTAGTGTGGATTGTTAGCGGGTATGACCTGCCTGAAGATATAATGGAGCGCGATGAGAGTACCATGTCGCGCCTTGATCTAGAGATTTACGGCAAGGGCTATGAGAACACAAAAAAAATAGTAATCACTAAGATCCGCTCTAAAAAGGAAATTAGCTAACTAGACAATCATACGTGGAACGTAGAACTATATACTATATGACCGTTGAAATATCTTATGTTAAAAACAAAACCTCCTACAAGAAACAGACTTGGATTGTAAGCAAGCAAGCAACGCTTGCGGACATAATGGAGAAAGATAAAAGAACCATGAAGATGCTAGAAGACCTGGTTTACAAGAAGGGCTCACGTACTGTAAAGAAGGTGGTTATTGATAAAATATTAACTAAGCTCTCCCTAGGGAAGGAGAACAAATCCGCAATGTATGAAGCACGATAGCTACATAAACCCAAATCACTATAGGCGATCATGTAAAGAGACATGGGAAATGATGGTCGACATATGGGGGAAAGAGAAGTACATCGCTTTCTGCGAGATGAATGCTTTCAAGTACAGGATGCGAGCAGGACTAAAGCCTAACCAGCCGTTTGAACGCGAGCTGGAAAAAGCCAATTGGTATGAACTAAAAGCAATGGAATTAAAAAATGAAAGTAACGATATTCAAGGACGTGTTCCAGAAGGACAAGCCCCATCACATAAACATGGCGACAGCCTTAAAGAGAATCCAGCAGGGGACTTCTGCGCCAACGATTAAGCTTGTACGTGATGGCAATAAAGAAAAGAAGAAGAAGCTCCCCGTTGTCCTCTTTAGCGGAGAATTTAGCACCAGGGCTGACGAAGCGTGTATTAGTCATAGCGGATACGTTGTTTTGGATTTCGATCACATCGATGTTGGTTCATCCAAGAAGCTGCTCGGTTCGGATCCTTATGTCTATAGCTGCTGGGTTTCACCGTCTGGTGACGGGCTCAAGGCTCTAGTACACATAACAAACCCTGAGCGTCATCGGGATCACTTCCGCGCTCTTCGAACGTACTTCCATAAGCAGTACGGACTAGAAGTAGATGAGTCGGGCATCAACGAGTCCCGCGCATGCTTTGAATCGTATGACCCTGAGCTCTCTCTAAATGAAGAAGCGGCTAGCTTTGGGGCTTTTGCTACAGAGCAGGGCGAATCACAGGTAGCTGTTTCTAAATCAGGGAGTTACACCGATTACTTAAAGCTAAATCTAGCCTCCCGAATGATCCGCCAGTGTGATGACGGAGAGAAACACGCCGTCCTTCTTAAGGCGGCTCGACTTGTAGGCGGGTATATAGCGGCAGGAAGAATCGAGGATGACGAGGCTGTCCGTGTACTGATGCGGGAGATTAAGAAAAGAGACATAGATTCTGAGGATCACGCATATAAGACCATAAGAGAGGGCATAGAGAAGGGCAAGCAGGACCCTATAAGGGCCACCCTGGCAGACGAGAAAGAGGCCAAGAGAGAGCTTCTAATCAACGATGGAGACATGTCGTTCATTTCGTCCGACGATGAAGACTTCCGATGGATAGACGACTACGCTAATGGCCGCATCGAGGTGGGGCTAGATACTGGAGACGAAACGCTGGACAAGTACTTCCGCTATAAAAAAGAATTCACTATCATCAATGGGCATTCTAATGTAGGTAAGACCACTATGGCTCTATATATGATGGTTAACTCCGCTATACGCCACAAGTGGAAGTGGGTGGTATACTCATCCGAGAACCGAACAGCCTCGTTGAAGATGACCCTTATGCAATTCGCGGTTAATCGCCCGATTGACGCCATGACATATGATCAACGTAAAGAAGCGTACAGGTGGGTGAATGAGCACTTTACAGTCATCAGTAACAAGCAGGTATACAGCTACGCCGATATCATCGTGTTCCTCGAAAAGATCCTAAAGCAGCAGCCTGTTGATGCTGTCTTTGTAGACCCATACAATAGCCTAAAGCTGGACATGAAGAACAGCGGTATAGGGGTACACGACTACCACTACGAAGCCGCGTCTGAGTTCCTTACGTTTTCTACTGCACACAATGTAGCTGTTTGGCTTAACATGCATGCCGTAACAGAGGCGCAGAGACGCAAAGGAGACGATGGGTTACCTATAGCCCCTTACGCCGAGGATACGGAGGGTGGTGGTAAATTCGTAAACCGATCAGACTGTTTTATTACAGTACATAGAAAAGTCCAGCATCCTGACTTCAACGAACGTAAAGTAACAGAATGGCACATGCGTAAGGTTCGTGACGTAGAGACGGGCGGTGAGCCGACCTCACTGGACGAGCCTATTCGCTTTACAATCAACACATCAAGAACAGCTTTTAGATTGAACCATACTCAAAAGGAATTGTTTCAATCTATTGGGTCGCAATTTGATAACTATAATGTTTTTAATCCCAATTAAACCGTAGCTTCGCTATGTGAAGCGAAAGACAAAAGGAACCCCCAAAAAGAAATCATCCAAAAAAAGAAATTTAGGTAAGTACAAAAGCGGATTAGAGAAAACCTGCGCCGATCTTCTAGCTGAGTCAGGCATAAGTTTTACCTACGAGACACATCAGTATATGCTCGTAGATAAATTTAGATACCCTGGCACGTATCTTAAGTCAACAGCCAAGAAGAAAGAGCTAACAGACAGAACAAACGCCGTTGTACTTCCTATAAAATATACTCCAGACTTCGTAGGACCAGACGCGGTGTGGATTATCGAAACCAAAGGGTACGTTCCTTCTCATCATGATTTCCCGATGAGGTGGAAGCTGTTCCTTAAACACTTGATAGACTCAGGAGAACCAGTCCCAGCTTTATTCATCTGTAAAAATAAAAGTCAGATTGAACAAGCAATTGAAAAAATTAAACAACTAGGATATGGTAGAAAAGGAGTTAACAAAAGAGCAGCTAGGAACCACGTATCGCGTGGCGACAGTACGGCTGCATGATATAGTAACAGAGTTCTATGAGGACCTGTTCGACATCAAAGGAGATCCGAGGACGGACCCAGGTAACGTGGCTAACATGATATCTGCGATCCGCATTTCGATAAATTTAGAGCTAGACCTTATTAAGGAGGCTTCATATGAACACCTTGAAGCCAACTCAAATGATAAGCCAAAGCAGGAGAGCCTATTCGGGTTCAACAGGAAGGGTAGCTGAAGTACGATTTGCTCGTGCTGCTACAGCCCTTAACCTTCAAGTAACCAAAGCCAACCGCAAAGATGATATGCATCTGCACGTTGACTATTGGATGACCTATGATGGGAAGGAAGGGAGATGGGGGGTTGACGTGAAAGGAAACAACCTGCCCGATGAGATTTGGTGTGAGTTTAAAAACGTAAGGGGGAACCCTGGATGGATGTACGGGGGATCAAAAATCATAGCCTTCGATATGCCAGAAGAGGGTGGTTTTAGCGTTGTGGATCGGGAAGACTTAAGACTTTTTTGTGAAGAGAACGTAGAGGATGTCATGGTGACGAATAAAGCCGACGCACACCTTAAGAAATACCAAAGAAAGGATAGGCTAGACCTCATCACGAAGCTTAAATTACTAGACCTCAAGAGATTGAAAACGTACAGAGTGTGGGACTACTTTAAGGGGTATTGACTATCTTCGTAGTTCGCTTTTTTAAAAAAAAATAATCAATGAAAACTTACGATCCTTCACTTGTCCCTTGGGGCGAGGTGGGGTACGCTGTCTATAAGCGTACCTATTCGAGAACAGATGAAAACGGAAAAACAGAAGAATGGGAAGACACCGTTGACCGCGTGGTTGATGCGTGTAGAGAGCAGCTTAATTGCGGGTTTACACAATTCGAAGAAGGAGAGTTAAAGAAGATTATGATGGAGCTAAAAGGAACCGTCGCAGG